CGGAGCTTGTATCAACGTTTTGCGTTGAGGAGGTTCCTATACCTGTCAAGGGTAGTTACCCTTGAAGGGATACTGTGCAGTAAGGGCAAGTCGGATAAACCGACAGCCCGGGGCACTCCAGCATAGCCACCAATCAGTCCATGTGACTGAATGGCGTCTACCCATTCTTTTGGGAAGACATGCGCGAGTGTTGCTATTACCCTCTCGTCGAGGGCACTAGTTTGTTTGGCTAAGTATTCCATGTCAATGGAATACTTTAACAAACTAGGTAGCATAGATGCTTGGAAGTTTGGTACAGAATACCAATTTCTTTGAATCGTGCTATGTAGCTCGGTTAGGGACTGCTCGTCTCTATCCATTTGGTGATAGATAGTCTGAGTAATCCTGGTCATTTCTTCTCGGGTGGATCCCGGGAACGACCAATTCAGACCGATAGGTTCAACACAGTGTTGAATCCTCTCGACTACCCACCGTTGGATCGGCGATAGAAGAGTCACTGCGCGTCTACCGTAATTCCTGACAAGGTCAATGAAGTTATCATTTGATACTTCACGCCACTTATACGCAGGTATAACCTGAGTAGAAGTTATTACTTTTCCAGCAAACTCACAAAGTGAATTTGATGAAATTGTCTTGTCAGGCGAATACGGGCATCCGAGATAATCCAGATATCTTTTGTATTTATCATACAATTGATCATTAAGGATTATCACGTCATCGCCTAACACATAGAACTCACCTTCGTATCTCTTTCCAAGGAGAAACAAAAGTAAGTAACCATGGGTTATGCCAAAGCTAGCGAAACTTGGGTAAAGACCCAAGGGCTGGCCTTGCAGCCAACGGATCGGTCCAATGGATGACTTCCATTCCGATCTACTGATTTGTACAAACAAATCAATGGCAGGATGATGTCCAATTAGGGCTACCAAAGCCTTAACCTGAACTTCCAAAGGGAAGTAATCAGTTGCGTTACTAAGGTCCACAGAGTGAATCTTTTTACCGCTGGACAGATGTTGTTGGATAGGTCCAACAGGTTTAGTGTGGTCATGCGTACAATCCCAAGGGAGAGTATGCATAAACTGGTACAGGGCTTGACCAAAAGGTTTTAACGCCTCTTGGTGAACTAGGAATGGGCTTGCAATTGCTCGCAATTTCAAACCTGGTTCTTGAAGAAAATGGACTTCTCCACCAAGGAGAACATCATTATCATCCAAGTCCTGAGAACGGATTGATTCCTTGAATGTTGACAAGTCAACACCCTCGGTAACCGGTCCGTAGAGGGAAGGGTACTTACCCAGAAGCTCAAAATGAGCATCTGTGGCAAAATATGTGAGGGATGTAATCCCACTCATGTCTTGCATCACACTTCTGTGATTAATTACCGGAGCCTTCTTTCCAGGAGAACCACGATAGATAAGCATGGGTTGGGGTTTCCCAATCTTTAGCTTTCTACCTTGTGTCTGGTGTTCAATGAAG